ATGGTCAATCGGTATCGTTGTATCCCGTGCTTTGTGACCCCATCAGGATCATCCATTGCCTCGGAAAACTCATGCAGGCAATCTATCACAGAATAGCCTGTTTTGGAAAGGCTAGCGCGATTAAGCCGATCATATGCGGCCTGCATTATGGTTTTGACTTGGTTAAACCCTTCTGCCCGTGACCAGAAGTGCAGCGTTACTGTGATTTCCGCGCCAACCTGATCGTCAGTATCCCATGACGCAGATGTATCATTGCCCATGACGACATAAGGAAATGACGTGCTAGGCGCGCCTTCCGGCAGATATGGCGCGGTGTCAAATAGCGAAACGCCAGACCCAAGATTACCTGTCAGGCGATCAAAGATGATCTGTTGCGCGATGTTTAGGAAGCTCATTTCACCATTGCCTCAATCCGCGCTTTCAGTTCTTTCTCAATGCCGACTTTCGCCCGCTCAAACGATGGTAGCAGCCAAGGACGCGCGGCCATCCGGCTTGTGCCAAACTCCAGCCAAGCGCCGTATTTAACCGCCGTGCCGACCTCGCCAGCCATGCTAGATGCCGTGGGAAGGATCATCCGCACCGAGGATACCAGCCGCCCCGTATCCGTCGCAGGATATGCCCCCGGAGATGATGCGCGGTGCGTCCGGTTCGGGTTTGATTTCTGATAGACGCGGCCACCGCCGCCGCTCTGAATGCCTGCGACCGCGATTGCGTGGGTATCCGTCACCAGATCGGTGATTACCTCACGCACCACGTCATCCGCCTCGCCGCCCAGCGCCTTAAGCTGCCCAAGCAACTGCCCCATTCCGTCAAGCTGAATGGCAATCCGCGTCACGATGCCACCCCGTCAGCAATGCGCCAATCCAGCCAAGTCTCAGAGCCGTCAGGATCGACAACGCCCAAGACAGCGTATTCCTTGGCATTCCACACGACCTTTTGCGCCGCCGTGGCCCCGTCAAAATACCGCGTCACCATCTTCATGGTGTTGCCCGGAACCGACCGCATAAAGCCCCACTTCTCAGACCCAGGCGCGGCGGTAATCATCGCCCGCGTTGCCGATCCCGACACGGTAGCCCATGACGTTGTAAAGCCGCCCTGCCCGTCAGCCGTGCGCGTCTTGGCTTGGATTGCCACAGTCTGCCGTAGCGCGCCGATAGGGTATTTCGCGCAGGTCATTCGAACCCCATCAGATCAAGCCGACGATAAGCCCCCAGCATGGCCTTGCACGCCGCTGGCATCTCGCACCCCTCACGGCACTCATACATCGCCGCAACGTGGGTTTTTAGCGCCTGCACGATAGCGGCAGGAATAGGCGATGTGCCTGACACATAGCGGATTGCAACAGCGTCCACGCGCCTCAGATCGGAAGGCCAGCTTGATCCCTCATACAGATACACCCGGCCAGCATCAAAGCCATAATTTGCCGATGAAAACACCGCGCTAGTGTTATCCCGCGCGTAGGTGGTAATCGACGTGATGGACGCCACAGGGCCGAATGGCAGATCGATCACATTGGGCGAACCCTCGATAAACGGGACCGATACGACATGCACACCATGCCCGAGCCGATCCAGTCGATCTAAGCTATACTGCGGAAATCCATCCATGCGCAGTTCCAGCGTTTCAGCCACAAGCGAGCGGCGGCAATACTGCCGAACCGCGTCAGCCGCAGCATTGATAAATGCCTCGATCAGCGCATCATCCGCTGTGCCTTCAACATTCAGGAATGCCTTGCAGTCCGCCACAGACACGGGCAGCGACGCAGGCGCGGTAATGATTGAAACCGTGCGGCGATTATATGTCATGGCTTGAACGTCCTCTGAATGAATATCGCCATGCTATGCACGGTCACATTGACAGAAGGGGTCAGGAACAGTCTAGCACCATTTAGCCCGAATGTCCCTAGGGTGAAAAACGGCGCTGATATGGTTATCAGCGAAGGAACCCCGTTCCCCTTGTTTAGCGGGATGGATTGAGACGCAGCGATAAATGTCGCTTCTTCTGTGCCAATGTCAGCCTCAAACGTCACATGATGCCCAGACCCCGCCTGCGCTTGCGTTACCGTGCAGGTCAGCCGCAGGTTATAGCACTCGCCAATATCAGACGGTTTGAACCTGTTATCAGACCACACATCCTGCGGCATACCGTTGGCAAACAGCTTATTCGTTGTCGCGCCAAGACCGTTGATTGTCAGTTGCGTCCGAACACCGCTAGTAATGGCAAGCGGTGATCCAGCGGTATATTGGCTATCAGCCACATTGACCCAACCTGATTGCAGATATGGCATGGACACATCAACGCCACCAGATACGCCAGCGATGCGCGCCGATGATTTCTCTGCAAATGTCGCAGGTCTGATTGATCTGATTATTTCGGAAAGCCGCATATGGTATCCCCTGCGCTATGGATGGGGGCGGATTGCGCCGCCCCACACCATAAATCAGGTAGCAGCAGTGGCGGTGCCAACGATAGTCGCGGGCTTGGCCGATCCGCCGCGCGACCGACGGCCCAGAACATAGACCACGGCATCGGATGCGGTAGTGCCAGTGGCCGAAGCGCGGACATAGCGCTTGCCGCCGATGTAGCCAAGCACAGCCGTCAGCTTGTCGTCATCGGTATCAACCGTGGTTGCGGTTGTCACGGTGCCATTGACGGCATTCGTGGTCGCAACATCGGTAAACGATGCGGCTGCGGTAGTGTCGCACTCTTGCAGCTTGATCGTGTAGCCCGCCGTCGCGCCAGCATCGGTCACGGTCGCGTTGACGAAGGCAACATCCAGAGCGTCAAAGCCCTGCATGTCCACCAGCGACGTGGTAACGGTCGAAGTGCCGCTCAAGGTCAGCTTTCCAAGCAGAACCCAAGAGGCGTCGTTCACAGTATCGAATTTTGCCATTTCTAGGCCTCCTTAGGTCGAAGCTTTGACGAGTTTGATTGCGTCAAACGAGGTGACATCGCCACCAGTCCGACGGCGCAGGCGGAACACGGTGTAGGGGTCAGCCGTGAAGGGGTCGCGCAGCACTTGCAGGCCGATCCGGTCAAGGATGGTATATCCGCGCCCGAAATCGCCATACGCGGCAATCAGGTTGCTGCCAGTGCCAATCGCCTGCATGTCGTCACAGAAGATCACGCGCTTGCCCAGAAGCTGCATGGCGGTGTTGCCATCGCGCAGCATGGTTTGGCCGAAGTAGAAGTTATCGGCCCCCTTCAGCTTCAAAACAGCGCCGAACGATGCGCGCTTCATAAGCCAAACGGCATTGGCCTGATAGTCCTCTTTCAGCGCGGCTTGCGCGTCAATCAGGCCGTCAGCGGTGAACGTGGTTGCGGCACCAGAGTTGACTTGCTCCAGCTTGTCGCGCTCATATACGCCAGCCGATGCCCATGCCGAATAGGTCAGAAGACCGCGCGGCTTGTTCACGCCAGTGCCAGTGAAAAACGCGGTGTTCTCGCTGCGAGCGATCTTGTCCGCGCCTTTGCCTTGCAGCCATCCTGCCAGATCAAAGTATGCATCTTCCAGCATGTCGGCGGTTGCGTTCATCTTGGCGGTGATATCGTGCGCCACGATTTCTTTCTGGCCGACATCGGGCGTGTCCTCAGTGGCGACAGCGCGCTCACCCGACCATTCCGCCGATCCTTCATCGTCATCGATCAGGAACGTGCGCGATTTTGCGCCAGTCTGCTCAACATTGGCGACCAAGCGCAGCGGCGACGTTTCAAACACGCGGCCAACAACGGTAGCCGACAGTTCAGGCATGACAAGGAATCCGCCCTTGGGGCCGGGGTCCGTTGCCATTGCGCGGATTTCAAGCGATTGCTTGCCTTCCTTGCGGGCAAAGTCATTCAGATCGGCATGGGCTTTGCTTTCGTCAGTCTTGCCGTTGCCCATGTCGCCGCGCTGCATAGCGGCTTCAAGCGCAGCCGCTTTGGCTTCCATCGCTTGCAGCTTTTCCATTGCGCCCGTGACTTGCGCTGCCATTTTGTCGAATTTGGTTTCATCGACAACATCGCGGTTTTTCACCGCCTCGACATCCGACCGAAGAGCGGTGAACGCAGTGTTCACGCCCTCAATCAGGCTCTTGATTTCATTCATGTCAGACATTTGCCAGACCTTTCAGGAGTTGTTGCAGTTGTTTTTTGACTTCTGCCTCAGCGTCCCGCTGATCTGCCACGTCAAGACCTTGGCCCGAAGCGTCCCGCTTCTCAGCCCAAGCCTTCCACCCATCCGCCGTGATGATTTTCGCATCCCAGCGGGAAAACCCTTGCGCGCGCAGCATCGTTTCAAACGCGCGCTCTGTCATTGCCGATTTAACGCTCTGGACAACCGCCGCCTGATCTGCCGGAATAGTCACGAATGACACTTCCCATAGATCAACCTCTTTCAGCAGCCGCGTCCCGCCCTGCACGATTTCGTCCGCGATAGTGCGAAACCCGATAGACAGGCCATCAATCGCGCCCATAGAAAGCAATTCATATGCCTCCATGCCGCCTTCTGTTTTCATCGCCAGACGGCCTTGGACAAACAAGCCCTTGGCATCCTCGCGCACATCGTCCCAAACGCCGATAGGCTCATCCATGTCATGCTGCCAAAGCATCTTTGGCTTGCGCTTGGTCAGCGACTTGACGAAAGCCCCCGGCATAACCGTGTCGCCGTATGCGTCAACACCGCCGAAAACAGACCCATAGCCGGACACAACGCCAGCGGCATCGGCTTTCAGTTCAAGCGTTAGCGATTTGAATTCCATGCCGCGCCTCATACGTTTGCGATGTTATACCATAACTAGACAAGTCGCGCAATCACTCGCCAGATTTAGGCCAAGGCCGACCGACACGGCGATAAACAAGCGCGCATCGGCAGTTTATCACATTAGCAGCCGATCCGTTTGGATCGCCCGGACCAGTCATAAGTTCAAACGCGCCGCCCTTGCTTGGCACCTGAAACAACTCGTCAGGCCCCACCGTCACTTCATTCATGACGCGGTGGTTAAACTCATCAACAATGCCGTCGCCTTCCCCGAAGTCGCGCGTCCGGTGGTCAAATACGCTGATCCATCGCTTATTCATCGGCGCTATGGCGGTCTTGGCAACTTCCTCGCTGGCGTGCATTGCTGCCGTGTGAACCTCGGTGCGCGCGATGATATGCGCCCGCGTCCGGCTTAGGGCCGGCACAGTCTCGCGCATAGCTTTGGCAATGGCATCGATTGATTGACCATCGGCCACACCACGCTCAATCGCGCGCAATATCTGGTCGCGCGTTGTCTCAATGATCTGCGTTATTTTCCACCCGCCAAACCGATTGATAAACTCGCGCATGATTTGTTCGAATAGCGTCTCGGCCTCGGCCTTAACCTCCAGCCGCACAAAAGCCGATTTTTCTTGCGATACAGGGAACGCCGCGCCGATAGCTATAGCCTCGCGCCACATTCGCACCATGACAGCGCCCAGATCACGCTGCGTTTCAATCGGAACGGCAACGGCCCCAGTCGCTTCCCATCGATCGATTGCAGCCGCATAGACGCTTGGGAAAACCTTGGATAGCCTGCGCTCATTCCGGCGCATTACCTTGACTTGCTCCAGCCATTGCGCGCGGGCGGTTTCGCGGTCACTTGCCATAGGCCAGAAGCCCCATCGCCTTGACCATATCCTCTTTTAGCGCGGCATCGCCAAGCGGCTCATATCCGATAGCCTCGCGCGCCTCATCCACGGTCAGGACGCCTGCGGTTACGCCCTTTAGCATCCGGTCATATAGGCGAGTTCTCAGTCCTTCTAGCGCGCCGATCCTGTCCATGTCCACGCGCAGCGATAATCCCTGCCCGAATGCTGGCAGATACCATGCGCCAAACTGCGCTAGGAACGTATTAAACAGCGGCAGGACGGTGTCGGTGTAAAGCCGCTCTTTCGCCTGCTCCAGATTGTTGAAGGTGCTTGCGTCGTTATCGATAAGCGGCAGCGGCACGCCGAATGCGCTGGCAATAAGTTTTGCCGCTTCCTTCTGCGTGGTGGTGTAGTCCATGTCCTTCGGGCTGTTATCCATCGGCTGCCATTCAGCACCAGCCGGAAGTACGGGGATTTGACCAGCGTTATATTCGCCCTGAAACGCAGCCTTGAACCATTCTTTCAGCCGAGCGACAACCTCGCCGCCAGCATCAGCGGCCAGCTTGATCAGGCCGGACGGTCGCGCGCTATTCCGCAGCAGGCTGTAATTCCACCGCATCCCGGCGTTATGGGTATCAGCAGCGATGCCCGCGGCCATCAGCGGAGATTGACCGCGCCAATAGTCAAGCGGGTTATACATCTTCTGAAAATAGACTTGGCTTTTTCCCGTCAGCCGGTCAACTGGAAAGGTCTTTTTAGCGTTGTTCTGATCATAAACATATGCCGATGCGATACCGCTGCGCCCCGGCTCAATCTGCAAATAAAGCGGGTTTAGGTTCCAAAGCTCGGCAATGCGCCCCGTCTCAGGATAGCGCGCAATCGCCATTTCGCCCGTTAGCAGGTAGTTTGTGAAAGCCTCAGTGATAAACCCATCCCATCCTTGCGTCGGGTTTGGGCGTGCTAGGATGTCAAGCGCGGGGCTATTCTCGACAGGCTCACCATTTGCCACGACCTCCAGCACAAGATCAGACACTGACCGCGTGATTTCAGCAACCGCGCGATAAACCACCACGTTAAGCTGATAGCCTTCTTCGACATAGGCGACGCGATTAGATTGCCGCGACCATGCAGGACCACCCGGCGAAAAGAAAGCCGCGCCTGTCGGATGCTCTTTGACTTCGATCTTGCGGGAAAAGGGCCAAGCCATCCGGCGCTCCTAGATGTGTTTGCCGCATGTTATACCATAACGGCGTGAAAGGCTACAGGACGAAGAATTGCCCCGATGGCGTTGATAGCATGTCGGTTACTGCATCCATCATTGGGTCAAGCTGGTCGTCGTGTGCGGCATTTGGAAAGCCCGAAGCCTCGCCAAGAAACTCTGACAGCCAAGCCGCGCTTTCCGGCAGGAATACGTTTCCGCTCTCAATCATCGGCGCTGCATCATATGCGCGGGTGATCTTGTCGCGGTCACGCTGGATCGGCAAAACAGGAATACCTTCGCGCTTAAGCGTTTGGATTAGCCCCGTGCCTGAGACCTTATCCTCGACCTTCATAAACCGCAGCGGTGCTGCCCCTTGCTTATGCTTTGCCCAGAATGCGCGGGCTTGCACCATCAATTCAGGCGCTTCCCATTTGCCTCTGATCTGGTCCAGCGCATAGACCTGCCCCGCTTTGGTTTTCCCCCATAGCTGAAAAACGCTGTAGTCATTCGCCTGACCTGTTTTTTGCGCGGTGTCGGCGTATATGCCGCGATACTCAAGCGCGGGCGCGGCGGTGTAATAGCGCCACCATGCATCCTTGAATATGCCACCACCGACAGGTGCGGGGCGCTGCATGTATTGGCCAGCGAACACGTAGCTATTCGCGGCTTCCTTGCGCCGCAGGTCAGATACGGGGAATTGTTCCGGCCAGAATGACACGCCATCGGCATCTAGCGCCGGAATGCAGACATGATCCCACTTTTCGCCATTGCCGCCAGCCAAGAGCCATCCGGCCAAATCCTCCTCATGCAAGCGCTGCATGATAACGATAATCGGCGTGTCGACGGTGTTCTTGCGGCTTTCCATCGTGACCTGAAACCACGATAGAACCTTGTCGCGCATCACCTTGCTATTCGCCTCGCCAGCCTTATGCGCGTCGTCAATCAAAATTGCCCCGCCAAAGCCTGCGCGCATCTTGCCAGCGCCAAAGCCCGTAATAGTGCCATCCGCGCCCGTGGAATACACCACCCCGCCTTGATCGGTTCGGAAGTGATCCTTAGCGTTGCTGTCAGTGCGTAGCCGTGGCGCGCCGAATATCTCGGCGTAAGCCTCATGCTGCATGATTGCGCGGGTTTCCCAAGTGTTCGCCGTGGCGAGTTCTTTGGAGTAGCTGGCATGGATAAATTCCGCATCGGGGAAAATTCCCATGCACCACGCCATGAATGATTTTACCGCGATTTCAGTTTTGCCGGAACGCGGCGGGATGTTGATAATCAGCCGCTTGCTCTTGCCGACCACGACACGCTCTAGAGCCGTGCAGATTGACGCATGGAACGGAGCTTCCTTCATCGCCACCCCGCGCCTAGACTTGAACATGTGATGCGTGAAGGCCAGCAGGTCAGTTTGCAGATCGGCGATCTGATCAGGCGTCACGGTGCTTGCGCTCTAGCGCGGCTGCGATTGCGGCTGATGGGTTTATGCTCTCGCCCTTGCTGGTGTGATCCACAGGCTGCACAGGCGCGCCAAGGCCACGCGTCTCGCTATCAGTCAGCAGTTTCAGCATGGCGGCTTCAACAAACTCTGACAGCACTTCCTCTGTTGATAGTTCAACTAGCCTTGCCTCAGCCGCGCGCAGAATACGCTCGCGAATGCGAATAGCCGCCTCAGCATTACGCAAGGCGGCTTCCGCTGTGGTTTGTTCAAGTTTCTTTTGCACTGAGGTTTTGCCCTTTGGGTTTCCGCTCTCGCCCTTCTGGAACCTAGTTTTAGGCGATGGGTTTGGGTTTCCGGGCTTTCCTTTTTTTTCCTGCATTTGGAAACTTACCACTTTTGCTAAGTGTCGTCAAAAGGGCGGCTGTTACACCGCCCTGATGGTGTTACAGATCGTCGTCGCAAGAGTTGTCGCGCTTGCATTCTTCAATGGGCGACGGGTTTTTGCAGGTCGGATTGTTCCAGTAGAGAACGCGGGTGCCGTCTTCCGACATGACGGGGGGTGAATTGCGTTGCATCACACGGCGCAGCGGATGCACCTGCTGGCGCGTCTGCGAACGATGCGGATGCGATTGCAACGATGGTGGCGGCGGTGGTCAGAATGTATTTCACGGGTCGTCTCCTTGCTTTATGCGTCAATCCCTGACGCTGGGATTTTGAATTATGCCACGTTTGCTTGTCGTGGGCAAGGCGCGGGCTTCGGGCGGAGTTATGTGGCCTCAGTTCCCGTTCCCGCGCTTCGGATGATTGACGGCAAAACATGCAACGCCACAACGTCCCCTCTATCCGATTAGGGCCAGTTTATAGCCGTGGTCGGGCTAGGCCGATTTCTCAATCAACTGATCACATCGATACATCACGGTCACGTCAGGCTGTGCGGCTTGCACCTGTAGGCCAATCCCATTTCCAGCAAGTTCGCACATGGATTTATCCCAGAAAACGCCTGCGGTGATGGTTTGATCCATGGTGGATAGCTTGAGAATGAGAACCCATGTCATAGCTAATCCTCCATTGCCAAGATTAACGCGCGCAGTCTGTCTATTTCTCGTTTCTGCTTTTTAATCAATGCGGCGCTTTCGCGAAATAACTTTGCCCAAGCATAATTGCATGATTTTTCTGCAATTTGCGCGTCTGACTTTAGCGATGACAAAATATCCTTTCGGATGTATGTCATTTCATATCCTCCACCACATCCACCACGATAGACCGCAGCCAATCGGCAACGGTGCAGCCTTCTGGGATATCCTTGGCGATTTTGTCAATCTGACCGTGGGTAAACCCCCTGAACACGTCAATCATGCTGCCGCGCTTGATGCCATGCCGAAAAAACTCAACATCTGGGCGGTATAGCGACTTCTGCGGGATAGTGCCGCCGCTGAATTTCCATTCCTTGGCGATGCGGTTGATTAGCGTTGTCCCTACTCCATACTGCTTTGCCAGATCGGCGCGAGCCTCGCCTGCCATGATTGCCGCTAGAATGTCGCTCTTTTGCTCTGGCGTCAGCTTTTCCGGTCTGCCGATGAATAGAGGGATTTCCCCGCTGTCCCTCATTCTGGCGACAATCCTGCGCGCCTGATTGTATGTGATGCCAGCTTGTTTGGCCGCACCGCCTACCGTTCCGCCGTTTTGCATGACTGAACGGATGATGGCCTCGACTGTCTCGATTTCTGTTATCATGTTCATGCTGCACCCGCGAAAAGATCACCCACCGATGCCTCGGCCTCTTTCAGGTTCTTGTCTGCCTGCTTGGCGTATTCCGGCTTCAACTCAAACCCGAGATAGCGCCGGAACATCTTGACAGCCTGATAGCCCGTTGACCCGATGCCATTGAAAGGGTCCATAACCACGTCGCCGGGTTTGCTGTATAGCCGCAGGCAGTTCTCGATTGTGTCCAGTTGCAGCGGGCAGACATGGCGCTCGTCATTGTCACCCTTCATGCGGTTCAGGACGTTGCCTTGCTGGATATTCATCCAAACGGGCGATGCGAGTTTCTGCCACTCGTAAACGTCAAACTCCACATGCGGCAGGAGTGCGGCGATTTGATCGTCTGACGGAACGGCAGATGCCAGCCCGTTGCGGTGCATTTCGTGCAGCCATGCCTTTGCGATGCGAACGCCTTCCTTGCTGTCACCCGGCGCGCAATGCTCCACACGGTCAGGATTATCACCCGGCGCGCGAAAAAATAGCATGTAGTCAGGCATGCCGACGCGGTTCATTGTGCTGTCTTTGCGGATCTGCTTGTAAAGCAAACCAAGCGCCTTGGTGCGCTGCATCTCAACTACAGGGTCTTTCCAGATCGTCACGCGCCCGTGGTAGATCATGCCTGCATCGGTATGGGCTTTGATCAGGTCGCCTGAGAAGTCTTGTAGCCCGATAGCCCCGTCACGCCCCTTACGCATCGGCAGATCTGTGCAATGAACGCAAGCCATGCGACCGGGCTTCATCACACGGGTCAGTGCGGCTGCGAAAAACGAGTATTGGTTGATAAACGCCTGACCGGTTCCGGCGTTGCCAAGGTCCCTTTCGCTATCGCTGTAAACGAACAAATCCCCAAAAGGCGGGCTAAAAACCGCGCAATCTACAGACGATGCTGGCATGGCGTGCATGCCCTCAATGCAATCCGAATTATGGACAGCCCATCCTGCGCCCTGATACTCCGGTTGTTTCATGCTGCATACTCCGATTTAAGCCACGCAGGGAACGCCAGATCAAGCGGGCGTTCATATTTCACGCGTCGGGTTGATGTTGATTGAGCTTGCGCCATGGCCTGCGACATGCGGCGCTTCATTTCGTCGTGTTTCTTGGACTTCACGTTGATTATTTCCCAGATCGACGCCTCTGTGTCGCTGATCACGATGTCATTCCGCACAGTCTCGGACTGCCCGAAGCGATGCGACCGACGCACGGCTTGATAGTGTTGCTCGTAGCTAAAGCTGATCGATGCAAACACCGCATGAGCGCAATGTTGCCAATTGACGCCGAACCCCGCCAGCTTTGGCTTGGTCACGATAACGCGATATTCTCCATCCGCAAAACCAAGCAATCTCCGCTCTTTTTCATCTGGGTCCAGATCTCCGCGAACCTCGATTGCGCCGTCAATCATCTTGGCAAGCATGGTGCTTTCTTCGTTGGTTTCGCACCATACCGTGACGGGTTTATCATGGTTCGCCAGTCCGGCGGCAAGGTCGCATCTTTGCTTGATTGTCAGGCGCTTTTCCTCGTGAAAGCTGGTCGCGCTCATTTCAGGGATGCGGAACAACATGCCTTGCGCGATGTTTTCCATACGGTCAGCTTCGACAGTGTGGATGCGTCGATCAACATCTGGAAGGATATATCCCGCATTATCCCCGCCAAGGTCAGAAGGAAGCGTTGCGCAACGCGCCCATGACGCGACGAATTGCCAAAAGTCCTCTACAGCATGGCCTTTCAGCCGCCATTCCTGCGATGCGGTTGCAGTGTCATTGATAAACCACTTTGACAGCATTTCCTGCTGGCGCATTACGCCAAGAAACTCTGCATGGTTTCCTAGTTCGGTGTGATCGTTTGGCGATGGTGTCGCGGTTGCTGCCAGTTTATATGGCGTGTCGATAAACGCATCTTGGATCATCGTCCGCGTCTTGCTGGCGTATGATTTCAGGATGCTGCTTTCGTCAAGGATAATTGCCCCGAAGCTGGACGGGTCAAGTTTGGAAAGCCGTTCATAGTTTGCGACCATGACGCCTGCCCCAACCTGATCTTGTTCGCGGATTTGGCGCGCATCAATGTTAAACTTCTGTCCCTCTCGGACCATCTGCCCCGCCACAGCAAGAGGCGTCAGGATTAGCGACGGCTTTCCAGTTTCTTCGGCGCACTGGCGGGCAAATTCAAGTTCAATGAATGATTTTCCAAGTCCAGTATCTAGAAACGCCGCAGACTTGCCGCGTTCAAGCGCGAAGTTCAGGACTGCGATTTGATGCGCCTTTGCGGATTTGTTGATCGGGTGCGCGTCAAACCCTGACTTATGTGCAGATGGCGCACGTGATGCAATGAACGCACGATATTCCGCAAGCCTATTGCCCGCGTCATGTTGATCGTGTAAATTCTTGTCAGACATTGGCGCTGTCTCCTTGCTGGTTTTGCGCTGATGTGGGGCGGATGTGTCAAGCGTCCGCCCCTTTTGTTTATCATGCCACAAGATTGCGTCAAAGCATTAGTTGATCAACACCAATGATATTCTGATCCACTGTCCTGCCTGCACGATGTAGCGCTCCCATTGCAGCCTCGGCGGGCTTTCCATGCGGGACACGTCCTTGCCAGCCTTTTGCACGGATGACATGCGCTACCATGTCAACGCTGATGCCAGTGCCGTCTGCAAGCTCTGCGTAGCTGCAATCCCATTCGCGCGGGGTGGCATAGGCCCAGATGCGATAGGCGAGAGCTTCCATGTGGGGTGTCATCTCGCAATCTCCATATCAATTTCAAACGGCGGGCGCGGCAGCGAGATCGGCACAGGCTTTGCCAAATGCCCAAGCTCGTTGCGGCTTTTTTTGAACACAGTCAGCACATCGCGCTGTGACGCTGGCGGCAGAGGCGTTGCCGATGTTCGGCACGGGTTGTAATCCACAAAGGCCAGCCCGTGATCCTTGGCATAGGCGCGCACGGTTGACCGCAGGACGCCCATGGCTGCGGCGGTTTCTGCCGTAGTCAGCCCTTGATCGGCATGGCCCTGATAAACCGCCATCACTTCCGGCTTTGGCCCTGATTTGCGCACTTCCATCATTCCACCCCATACATGACGCGGTGGCTTCGGGTTCCGCTTCCGACATTCCATGACTTGATCTTTCCAGAGGATATCAGCTTTTCCAACGCGGCGTTGATATCGTCGGAATGCACCTGCATACGCTGACGCAACTCGGACATGGACGCGTCACCATCGCGCAGCATCCTCGAGAGGCGGTCTGCGATGGTGTTGATGCGGTCAGCCTGCGCGGATGCGGTCAGCTTGCTGTTGCAGATCACATGGGGGCGGTGGCCTTCTGAGTGCGCGCGGTTGCTCATGTGATCCGCTAGCATCTGCTCATGGTATGGAGTGACCATAGACGGGATGCGGTAAGCGTTAGTTACGATGACTTGATCGATGGTCATTCCAAATCCTCCACTTCCGCCGCTTTCTTCATATTTTCGACCGCCCATCCAAGCGCCATTGCTGCAATTTCCTTGTGCCTCTGGACAATGCCGCGCGTATCAACGGGCCAGTCTTGGCGCGGCTGTGATGGTCGATCCGCAAGAAGTCGCGCAAGTTGCGCTTTGTATTCCGGCGAGTTCAGTGGCGGGTTGAATATCATCATTCCACTTCACCCCGCGCAATACGTGCCATGCGGCGCACTGTGCCGTTGGCCTTTGTGGTTTCACATGCGGCGATGCGGTTGAGCCGTTCTTGCATGATGTAGGCGATGTGGGATTGTTCTCGCGCTTGCCGTTCCGCAACGTCACATCTCACCATCGCCTCGTATGACTCTGACCGCCACATGCGCTCGGCTTGGTTTGCGCGTTTCAACCCATCAGCAAGAACTCCGCCGCTGATCCAGTCGGCAATCTTTTCGCGCAGGGTCATTCCGCCACCTCGATCTTGATTTGCAGACCATCGGGCGAGGTGTAGACGCCGGGAACGTGCATGCCGTCGCGGGTGGGGAAGGTGACGCTGATTTTGTAGCCTTGGCTATGTCCAAGGGTCATCGGATGCAGGCTGTGATAAATCGGCCCAGCGCCACGCAACACCACTTCACCGATCACGGGCTTGGGCTGGACGCGGTATCTGTCCTTATCCGTCCACATAGGATTGTCGATGGCGTGCCATCCATTTTCCCAAAACTCAATAACCTCACCACGGTGATGAGCCAGCAGCAGCGCGCCCTTGGTGGCGTCGTCCAGTTCCCCGAAGGGCTTGTCGATTTTCGTCAGTTCCATCACACACCGCCGATCATTTTGCGAAGTTGTTTTTCTTGGGCATCCCATGCGGCAGCCCGTGCGGCAGCCCGTGCGGCAGCCCGTGCGGCAGCCCCTGCGGCATCCCATGCGGCATCACATGCGGCAGCCCGTGCGGCAGCCCGTGCGGCATCCCCTGCGGCATCCCATGCGGCAGCCCGTGCGGCAGCCCCTGCGGCAGCCCCTGCGGCATCCCATGCGGCATCCCATGCGGCTTCCCATGCGGAATCCCCTGCGGCATCCCCTGCGGCAGCCCTTGCGGCAGCCCGATCTTTGTCCGTCGCCGCATCATTCCGCAGCATTGTTATCTGGTCACGCACCCGCATATCATTTGGATGTTTCGCCTCGAACAAATGCAGCACCTGTTCCGCGCACCATGCCTGAAAATGACGCGCAAGCCGATCATCTGGCATGGCGGCTGACAAAACCCATAGCGCATCATCGAGACCGTTGCTATCCAACACGGTCAGCAGCGGCAGCGGTTCGTCGTCGGCGTTTGTTTTGCCAACATGCGCCAGCAGTTTCTCCCATCCTTTGCGGCACGGGCTTGCCGCGCGAATGCGGGCTAGCGTTGTGGTGGATTGATACGTCAGGTCCATGTCATGTCTCCTTGCTTGGATGGCTTACAGTTGCACGGGGCGTCGGTGCCGTCAACATTTTTCTTCACTGGCGATGCGCCACTCGTAGCGTGGCCTGCCGCGCTTTCCTTTGTTTGCGTGGTGAAGAGTGACGATGCCATCCTTGAACGCCAATGACAAAACATCGACAACATCAGCCTTATCGTCTGGCGATGTCAGGCGCATTTTCTGGCAGATCACATCGACAGTTGCAGATGGGCCTATGTCGGACATCGCCTCCAAAACATTCGGAAGTGTTGCCGTTCTTGTTTTTGAGTTGGTTATAGCCTTCGGTATTTCAAACATTTGCATGTTTTTTTCCTTTATTGCATTTTCACCATATCACCAAGAGACGATTGTTCAAGTGAAATATTTACACCGATTTATGGTAAAGCCTTCAGTATAAATCTAAGTTATTGATTTCAATGCTGAATATCGCGAAAATTCTCAATTTGTTCTCATTTATCATTTATCTGGCTTAGCAAAAGTAAGAAGGGCAGTGCGTAAGCACCCCCAGCAGGCAAGGAAGGTGTGGGTAGTAGTATATATATAGATAAATCCCCCCCCCTCTATTATATACATACCTAACACACTGTCTTTCCTATGCTTTTCACCCCATGCATTTTTCCCGAATGCGCTTCCGATAAATGGGGATAAATGCGGGTTTAATCATCCGGCGGC